TTAATGCGCAAACACATTTTGCCCTTCCATCAGCATACTAAACATCCGAAATCTTTCTTTTGCAGGCTCTGGTTGAATATTAGGTCTGAAGAAAAAACATGTATGTGTAATACTGTCCATTTCTGTACTTGCGCCATCTACACTAAAAAATGCTGTTGCAGATAACATTAGCCCATCTAATCGCCCATCCTCCAGTTTTTTACAAAACAACTTTTCAAACCGAGAGATTAATACTTTTAAATTACTAGACAAATAATCTACACCCTCGAAATGAGAGGACAAATTACGAGGAGAACTTTCAGCTAAATAGTTCGTAAAATTAAATGCTGCAATGCCAAATTTATTAGCTAATTGCTCACAAGCAGATGACAATTGATTTTCTACATTTTCAATAGACGTTATGTTTTTACATGCTACTGCATAATCCCCAAATGCAGGATTAACTACAGATAAATCTACAATAATGTCAGGCTCATCAAACCTCACTTCTAGGTCACGATCTTGAAAATAGCGAAATACTTCCAACTCCCATAATGCATTTTTTGCTTTACTAAGCCCAGAGTCATTTAAATCCATTTGATTCTTGGCAATACGCCTTAATAGTTCTTTAACTCCGCCATTCAATTCTTTTGTTAATTGATATCTTTCTCTAACCCTGTCAATCGCAGAAACAACATAACATGCATGAGCAATCCTAATTCTAGCATCTAATGGAAAAGAATCACGTGTTGGGTAGGTTATTTGTAAAGTCTGAGTGCTTTCTAGCTCTTTTATATAACGAGCCAATGTACTAGATGGATTAATAATAATATTAATCACCTTGAAAAAGGCTTTCAGATTTTGCGCCCTTTCATTCATTTTTGCATAAGTTATAATTTCATGAGGCAACATATTAAATCCTTGCTAATTATCGACTTTATAAATCTAACTTAGTAACATACACCTAGAGAGATAATAAATCTACTTTGATAGAATCTCTAACACTTTAAATTTAAAGGTCTTTCTAATAAAAGTTGGCTTATATAAGTTATATACTTATCTATTTCATGAGTTAAGCTTATCCCATTTTTACTTCGCTCGACAAGCTCTATCAAAATCAGAACATTACGCTGAACAGCTAATTTCTTTAGGTCGAGATGCTCCATATCTGGGAATACGCTTCCGTATATAATGACTTCATCAATCATTGACCGCCATTTCAATGCATATTCATCTGTATTCTGTTCATCACATGCATATACAAATGCAGCAGCCACAGCATCTGCTAGTTGAACACCATGAACTATTTTTGAATCAACAAGATTTATTGGTTCAGCTAAGTTAAACGTAATTGGCATCTCTAAGCCAGCAAGATTAGTAAATATTTTTTTTGTATTCCCAATCATTGTATTGAATATCTCTTGGTCTTCACTTAGTGGCTTTGAGTAATCACAATAAGCGGTTAGTACTTCATACTCTTGCCCCCATTGTGCTAATAGTGAGAATAAAGTTGTGTTTGTTAAATCAAGAACCCATTTACCAGCATTTACTCCAACATAACCATCTATTTCTTCCATGATTGCCGTTTTGTGTAATATGGCAAACTCAGAAATTTGCTCCATTATTGGAGACATTCCTAGCTGTTTATTTGAAGAAAACAGGGCTGTGAGTCCTCTAACGTCTCCGCTTCTCATAAAGCTCTCAAAATCTTTAAAAATATCCTCAGCCATTGCACTTTTCGCAACTAACTCAACATAAAGAATATTGCTAACAAACTTGTGAAAATTTAGACCATAAAAAAGTGAGTTTATTTTTTGAAGTGGCGGTTCAAATATATACTCAAAAAATTTACCAGCAAGTGCATATTTCTTATTAGAAATAGAAACTTTAATTCTTCCACGCAAAGCCTGAATTATTTCATCTATAGCTCTACGTCCTCTGACTCCCTTAAGAAGATTTTTACCCTTTATTTCTCCATTTTGTATATTATATTTATTAATAATATGCTCTACCAGAGTTTTAGCCTCATCATCGTCTGTTACAACAGATGCATAACTAAAAAGTTTTTGGTCAGGATGTAATAGATTATTACCTGTATAACCTGACTCATCAAAATATATAGATGCTTCTGTCTTCAATACAATACTCCTAACAGTCAAAAGAATAATTCTAACTACCTGCGTAAGGTGCAGCCACACTGAAACAAAATAGACAAAAACTTAGTAATCACTGAATTCAAAAATAGCCCCATAATCGTCTGGGTGCTTGTCGCACTTGAAAAAAGGGGAGTGTGTAAAAGTAACGTGATATTCCTATGAAACCATTGAGCACCAATGGCTACAGGTTTTTTGTCACGTCGAATTTATGCACTACCAAAAAAAGTTAGGCTTTATTTCTATTTGCTATTTTTTTACATTCATCAAGTACAAGCAAATGACGTTTTATTTTATCTTGCTCACGAATAGATGTCTTATTGTTCGCCATATTATAAAGTAACTGGTTTGGTGCATTTTTTTCCCGTTCTGAAGAGTCAGCATCCATATGTTTTATAATATTTTTTTTAAATTCATCAACGTCACTTGCGTCACAAGAAACACATTCCGATTTTCCTGAAAAGTCTTCTTTTGGCCAATATTGATATTTTTTTATTATATCTAAAATACTTTTTTCCGCAATTAAAGCATCTCCCTCATATTTATACTCAACAGAATGAATTTTTTCATAATTATAAGGAAAATCAGATACATATTTTTCTTTCCTCATCATTCTTGCAAGCTTCTCTGTAAGAGATAAATTACTTTCAAGCACGGTTTTTTTTCCAAAATTAAAACGCTTATCTACATCTTGAGCGACTCCAATTTTATAAAAAACCTCGCTCAATCCGTCTTTTGAAGTCATCTTAAAGAAATAAAGAAACATATTAAACCTAATACTCATGCTAGATACGAGGCTGGGCAGCCTCGAACGGATTCTTATGTTGTATTGAGTTAAACACTCAGTCTTTAAATCCACAATCACAGAATGTGCAAGTAGCGGTTTCATCCGTGACAGAAACACCTACACTAACAATGAGAGAATCTTCTCTCTTTGCTTGCTCTGCTGCGATACAATTTGTACAGACAGGCTCTTCTGGATACTGCTCAGATGTCTTATCTGAGGACATATCACCCCGTAATACGCACAGCTTCATTTTGATATTACTCATCTAACTTCCTCTTTTTTGTTTGTGAACTAAGCCTAGCTTAGTATTAGACACCTACGGAGGTGTATCATAAATCTGTGGTAGGTGTATAACACATTTTCTTAGTCGTATCGAATCGAATTCAAAGAAAATGAATTTTGTGATGTGGCTATTACGAACATCAAACACGCCTAAAGACATTGGCGTTTTAGTGAAAAAACCTGCTGGTGACAAGGATAAGCCGTAAAAATTTAACAAGCATCCCAACGATAAAATACCCGCACAGTTGTAACCACTAAAAGTGGAGGAGTGCATTTAACCCATAATAAGCCTATCCACCCGATAGGCTTTTTTCATGTTCACGCTTAACCCTAACGCGCAAAGCACGGCTATTACTGCCGAAGATATACAAGGCATGATAACCCATTGGCTTGCTACGCCTGTGAACGGCTATCTGGGCAGCGAGTACGGCTGTGATGTTAAGTCACTACTGCAAAAAGCCTTACATTCAGGCATAGCCGACGCATTTATTGCCAAAATGAAAAAAGACATTCCTATCCTGAGCGTTATCCCCCAAGAAAATATCAGCCTGTATTCCATTCCAGAGCCGCCCGACAAATTACGCCTATTTATCGCCATTGCAGGTATCACCACGGTAGAGATTAACCCATGACCACGAAAGCCCAATTTCTAGCCGCCGCCAGTGTTGAATTATCCAATCCGCAATATGGCAAGATTGCCGCACTGTATCAGGCACAAGACCCTCGCATTGTCGCGTCTATTGGCGCAATGGCACAAATGCTGGAGATGTACAGTGTTCAGCAAGACTTAGCCGAAACAGAGGTATTCATTAAAGCGCGTGATGCCACCGTCTTAGCCGATGCTACCTTAAAAGGGATTTTACCCTTGGCCAAGTCAGCCCAAGTACACGCCTTAGTGACGAACCTAAGTAGTAACCCGATCACCTTAGCCTACGGTCGGCGTTTGTTGGATGATAATGGGCGAGTGTGGCGCGTAGCCGCTACCTTGGTTGTTGCCGCCAATGGCACAGCTACGTTATTACTTAATCAAAACGAACTACGCACCATTAGCCATACCATCGCCAATGATGATCCGTTCTACACCATTACCTTGGCCAACAATGACGAAGGGCTTTATTTAGAAAACATTCGCATCAAGGACACGATAGGCAGTACCGACAACCTGTATGCCTATGCCCCTGAGTTTATGAATGTCTTGAATGGGGCGCGTGTCTATCACCTTGAAACAGACGAAGCTAGGCAAGTCACCATTCGTTTGGGCGCACAAGACGGGGCAAGCCTTGTCTATGGCTTTCAGCCACCCGTTAACACGGTACTCACCATTGAATTGACCGAAACATCAGGACAGTTAGCTATTGGTACAGGGGCGAGCTTTAGCCTTGAGTACAGTAATAACGCCAATGAGGACGCATTAAAGATTGTTTCGACTGGCGTTAATTCATTGGGTAGCAATCCCTTATCGTTGCCCGTGTTGCGCCTGTTATCACGCTATAACGCTTTGTACGACCATGATGCGGTGTATTTATCAGACTTTGATTTTTTAATCCGACGTTATCACGGTGACAGCATTAACTTTTTAGCGGTCTGGAATGAGCAAGTTCACGAACAAGTCCACGGCTATAGTGCCGCTAATATCAATAGGCTGTTTATTGCCGTACAAGCAAAAGACGCACTCGAGCAAAGTAATCTCGTTAATGCGATTCATACCTTAGTCCAGAGAGCCGATAGCAGCTATAAACGCGCCATTGTTGCGGTAATCCCTCAAGCGTACCCACTCACTGTTTCTGCCAGTGTTGCCGCCATTCACGACAGCGCACAAGTCAGCCAACAGATTAAAGACACCTTATTAGCAATTTATGGCTTAGGACAAATCAAAGTCTCACAGGGACTTAAAAACAACTTTAACCGCCAAGAGATTTATCAAACGCTGAAAAAAGCGATCCCCGCGTTTCAGGATGCCGTGAGTGACTTTAGTGTGTCCGTGGGTAACTTGCCTGATCCCGTGTTACCAGAGCACTACTTTTACTTGCACCCAACAACTAATTTTACCGTGGCTGTCACTCAACTAAGCGATGCAGGGGGTGGATTGTGGAATTAACGCCCTTAGCCCCCTTACAAGCCAGTACCGCCTATTGGGACGAAGCCAGTGCAAGCAGCATTGAAAATGAGTTAAAGCAGTTATTCATTGCCTTGTTTCAGCAATCACTACGCACCCAATTTCGACGAATTGACCATTTTGGCTATCCGCATTTACTCGATGAACCTGATTTTGAAACAGTGCAACGATTTATCAAATTAGAAGGATTAAGTCTATTGAACCGCGAAACCGATAATCAGCCCTATATGCGCGAAGTCTTTAGGGCATGGCGTGGCCAACACCCACGGCGCGGCTTAGGCTTTTTAGCGTTTTACTTGCAAATGCTTTGGCCTAATGCGTGGCAGATTACCCAATACTGGCACAGTGTCGCCACGGTCAGCAGTTATCCGTCGAACATTGTTACCCATGAAGCGGAGGGGAGCTTTTTAACCAGTCGTGTTGCAGTCACGCTCGATCCCGACCAAATCACCAACCCAAGTGAACTAGTTAAGATGATTCCTGCGTTAAAGCGGGTAGTGCCTGCGCGTATCGTGTTGAATGTGGCAATGGGCGTGGATGTCGATCCTATTTACTTAGAGGTAGGCATGGCGTTCTCACCGATGGTTTGTTTGACCTTTGAGGATGGTACATTGTAAAACAGTATTCAAATATGACGATCTCACAGTCACCCACGGATACTTGCGTAGGTGATTTTAACTGGGTGTTGACAAATTAAAGCTAAATCCTTCATTACTCAGTAGACTTAACCCGTTTATTCGATTGATCTAATAAGTGATGCCTGATGAATATTGATCCTAACAGTATCACTTTAAGTGACTACTTAAATAGTGTGCAACAAGTCATTAAAACGCATTGTGCCGATGCTGTTTGGGTTAGGGCTGAAATCACTAATTGTAGTTCTAAAGGTGGGCATTACTATTTAGAGCTTGCTGAAAAAGACCCCGATACTCATCAACGAGTCGCTGCAACCAAAGCCACCATTTGGCAGTTCGTGGCTCGTCGCATCATTACCAAATTTGAAAAAGAAACAGGCATTAAGTTTGGTAAAGACCTCAATGTGTTAGTTAAGCTAAAAGCCTCATTCAGTGCTGAATATGGTTTTTCACTCAATATCGACGACATTGACTCCAATTTTACGGTTGGCGACATTGCTAAGAAGTATTTAGAAATTCGTAATCGACTCATCAGTGAAGGACTTATTGATCTCAACCGTGCTTTACCCACACCTTTTGATTTTGAACGGGTATTGGTTATTGCCCCAGAGAACGCCGCAGGCTTAGGAGATTTTAAGAAAGATGCAGATGCTTTAGAACAGGCGGGTGTTTGTCACTTTGTTTATCACTATTGCCTGTTTCAAAGTACGCAAGCACCCATCGCAATTCAAGAGACACTGAAAACGGCACTAAAAGCATGGAGCGAATCAAAGGCTAGTCCACCTGATGCCATCGTTATCATTCGTGGCGGCGGAGCCGTCAATGATTTAGCCTATTTGAACGATTTTGATTTGGCCGCTTTGCTGTGTAAGCGCAAAGTGCCTATATGGGTAGGTATTGGTCACGAACGCGACAAAACCATATTGGATGAAGTCGCTCATCGCTCATTTGATACGCCAAGTAAAGTCATCGCAGGTATTCGTAACATTATTGTGCAAAACATCCAAGAAGCGAAAGAACTTTACCAGCAGATTGAAAGTCTCGCCCAAAACCAAATCATGTATTACCGTTCAGAGTCCGATAAATTAGAACTACACATTCGTAATAGAGCTTTAACACATCTCACCGAAGTGAAGCGGGATGTTGATTCACTGTTTGGGAATAACCAATATTTTGCGTTTCAGTCGATCAAACAAGCGAAACAGCAAATTGACCAATACCTAAAAGAAACATTGATTCAAAGTCCTAGAAATACACTACAACGTGGCTATGCCATTGTACGAGTCGAAGGGCGTGCCATAAACTCAATACACCAAATTACAAATGCCCAAGTCAGCATCGAACTGAAAGATGGAATAGCAGAAGCCACAATTCAACAGATTAACAAGGCCACACCATGACACATACGACAGACTTAACCTTTAAAGAGGCTTTTGCTACCTTAAAAGCCAATGCCCAACAGTTGGAAGAGCAAACTGAGCCTGATATTGACCATTTACTTGAAGTGGTAGAGCAATCCACAGCCGCTTATAAGGTTTGTAAGGCAAGGATTGATGCGGTAGAAAAGGCATTGGCACTCACGTTTGAGTCTGCGTCAGATACATAATAGATTGCAGTACATTGTTGTAACCCTCACCAAAACGCCCCTAACCCACACCTGATAATAGACATAACAACACCCGTTAAGAGATTTTATTATGTCTGTATCACCTGCCGATTTAATGGCCAAGAATTACAAAACCGCGAAAGCCTTGGGACAAAAAGAAGTCCAATGCGATGCGTATTTTGAAATTGAAGGCCATGAAGAGCTAAAGTTTTTAGCTAAAACCTTCCCTCGACCTGTCTTAGCCAGTGCAGGGGTGATTGAGTCCTATCTACCCAACGGCATTAAAATTGGCCAGCCACAACAATTACTCACCTTGCAAAGTCATGAAGTCAGTTTTTACTGTACGAAGGGCGGCGCGACCGAGAAAGCCATTAATTCTCTCAATAATAGTGGCGGTATCTTTCAATCAACCGTTCACTTGGGTCAAGTCGATAATCCTTACGCCAGCTATCCCTTAACCGATTGCTTTATTGCTGAGATTTCACCACTTGACCATGACGTTGAAGGTGTTGGTCAATTAGTGATAATGAGTGGCACGCTTTACTATCATTATTTTGGTGAACGTAAAGAGGCGTAATCCATGACTGTTGCCGTATTAGTCACGGAGTTTATGGCCTCTCGATATACGGGAGGCTTGGTCTTGACCGAAGCCGAAGTGACGACGGCAATAGTCAAGGCAGTACGCTTTTTTGCGGGTTATGCGAGCTTGGCACATTTTGCCAATCAGCCTACACCGATCACACCAACCGTCACGCAAATTGACAGCACCGTAGCATTAACGACGAGTGAATGGGCAATCATTCAACCCCTCTTTAATGCCTACGTTGACCATGAGAACGCCATACGTTTAGAAGCGTCCCGTGGTTTGGGCTTAGATGTGTTTGGTCGTTCGGTGAGTGAATTAGCGGGGGCAATCACGCAGCTTGAAACGGATTTACCGCGTAAGGCGTTTTATCAGGCAATGGTGAGTGTGGGTAATTTAGATGTTTATTCAACTCAGTAACGACACACGACTACCGATGAGTCATTTATTGTCGGCGGTATTGCGTACCGACCTAGTGCCTGTCCCTGTCTCATTAGAGCTTGAGGTACGGCACGATGACGAACTAGAAAAGCAATTAGCCGAAGGTCAAACGATTTACGCCACGGGTAACGCCATTCCGCTGCAAATCATCAAGTCTCACATCAAACAAAGCCCACAAATACCCGATAGGGGCATGATCCAAGTCACGGCGGTATTATCATCCTGTGTGGCCATTGGTTACAGACGGCAAAAGGCGGTCATTCTTAAAAGTAATTCTCTGGGCGCAATCTATAAAGCCTGTGGTGCAAAGGTCAGCATTAAAAATGATTTTACCGTGCCATTGTTTGTGTCGTTTCTAGGGCAAGTGCCGTCTGAGATGATTGCCAAGGTATTGCAAGAAGAGGCCGCCGTGGTGCGTTTAAGCGGTAAGCAATTGGATTGTGTACGTCTAGCCGATTTAATGAAACAAGCCCCCAAGTTAAGCCTCCCTCAAGGGTTTGGCGAGCAAATAGCCAGTGGATTTTTAGAACGGCATTTAGTCCCCAGTTTTTATTCAACCCGTGACGATCGCGCCATTATCAACGGCAATACCAAAAAAGTACGTGCTATGCAGTACACGCCACGGCATAGCGAACGCGCCGCCAATAACATGACCTCGGCACTCATCACCAAGCAAGTGCTTAACCTTAGCTATAACGACGATTACCAAGCAGGGGACGTGTTCAACATCGGTAATACCCCTATGGCCATCATCACGGCTGCACACGTTTATGAAGGGGAAAATGAAGGAGATGGCGGCAATCAATACACGCGCCTATGGCTAGGGGAGCTAGAAACATGATGATGTTTGGTAAGTATCCTGCCGTGGTGATGAGTTATGACGGCGGTACCCGATTAGCGAAGGTAAAACTAGAACCGTTAGATGAGGGTGCGGATACCGCGCTCGATGCGGAGTTATTTTACCCGTTGGGAGATAAGTCTAATACGGCTATTGAGATTTTAGACAATGACCCAGTATGGGTAGAGTTTGAAGCAGGCGACCCACGCTATCCGATTATTGTCGGTTATCGGAATAAGCGAGAAGGTAATGATGATACAACACGGCGTTATCACCACCACGGGAATTTTGAGTTAAAAGCAGATCAAGAGTTTCTCATTGAAGCAGGGCAGAAAATCACGCTTAAAGTGGCAGGGTCATTGTTAGAAATGGATGGTGACATGATTAAAATGACCACGCCATTAACCACATTTGAAACAAGTCTTGCCACCTTTAGCCAGTTAGTAAATGTCTTGGCGATGTTGTCAGCCAATGGTGGCTTAACAGGCGTAGGTAATACCGCGTTCTCTGGTGGAACGATGACTCATAATGGTAAAAACTTCGGTGATACTCATACTCATCGTTATACCGATGATGGGGTAGCCATGACAACGGATGAGCCATCGTAGATTGATTTTTGGGGGATTGGTGCTATGATTCAAACAACAAGCAATGTGAGAGAAGGCTAGGCTATACGCAAGCTGAAAACCTTCGGGGAAGACCAACTCACTTTGCCACATATGAGTTAGAGAAGGCTAGGTTGCGTATAAACTGAAAACCTTTGGTAGAAATACACCTAACTCATCTGTTTTATCTCTTCGATTCCGTGATAATAATAGCCATCTGCACGGATGGTTTGTCCATCTTCTCCCAAGTCAGGCACATCAACTTTAATTTTCACTAAGTATCTATGTTGTTCATCTTGTACATAAATTTTGAATATTTTATATCCTGAAATACCTATTTTTTTATCTCGCTTATCATTGGTTTCAAACCCATCAGGTATGGCAATCTCTAACATTTCAGGCAAAGCCATATAAAGTTTACGCACAATGACGCTTCGACTTTTGAGTGATGACTGAATACCAGCACGAAAAAAAGCGATACTGCTACCTGTTGGCTTATTTTTGACTGGGGGTTTTCCTCGAAGCTTTGCGAGTAAAACGGTTTGTAGAGCTGCGGTATCAGACAAATTATTCGGAAGCTCTGACAAATGGCGAGGCTTTAAAACAAAAACAGGAATATCACCTGCTTCATCCAGCCGTTGAAGATACTGTTCTCGTGTCAACAAACGCGGTAAGCACAATTCTAAAAGTCGATTCATCACACTGTCTCAAAATGAAAACAGTGTGACAGTCAAAATGGCCTTGTTAGGACAGGGGTTACATCCGTAACCCTCACCAATTACCCCATTCTCAGCAAGCGACAATAGCCCTAAGTCTTAACTTATGTGTATTGTCGCCATGCCTTCTAAAAACATCCCCCCACAAGCTGAAATTCCTAAGCCAACATGGAAGGAACGGGCTAAAAATTGGCTTATCGGCAAAGAAGATGCAGAACAAGGCGCACTGGCCAACATTGACTTAATGGACGTTGAGCCAGTTTCCACGTCAATTTTGCTCGGTGGCAATAGTGAGGCGAGAAGTCGTCAACAAATCTATGCCAAGTACCAACAAATGCAGCAAAACTCATTTATTGGTGCGGGATTGCGCCTACACGTTACCGCTGCATTGGGTGGCCATGAAAGCAAAGGCGATGTGATCTTTATTGAATGTACGCCCGAAGCCGAAAAAGACCCGAAGAAAAAGCAAATCATTGACGATCTGAACCACGACCTAAAAGACCTACTCAATAAAAACATCTACACCTTAGCCTTTAACGCCGTGTCATGGGGTGATGGCTATGGCCGTGTCTATTCTCAAGATAAAGTGGGTGTGACTGACCTGTTATGTGATGAGATGGTCTTGCCGCCATTAGTACAACCCTTTGAGCAAGGCAGTCGAACCGTAGGCTTTGTCGTTGGTACCGCGACTAATTCCAGTGGCGTTAAGTTATCCACCACGCAAATGATACGGGTAAAAATGCCACGCACGCTCTACACGCCACAAGCACGGGTGATGCAAAAAGCCTTTAAGACCGCGATTTTAGAAGATGACTCGTCTAACTTGCCCTATTTGCCGTCATTAGTTGGCGGTAGCTTTTTAGAAGGCATAGAAGACTCGTTCAACCATCTCATTATGTCTATTTCGGGCATGGTCGGCCAACGGATTCAAGACGGCATTGATGAAGCGTTATTAACGGTCAATATGACGGATATGACCCATGAACAGCAAAAAGCAACAATGGCAAACCTTGAACAAATGTTTGCAGAGACAGCCGCACAAACGGCAAAGGCGGTGAAAGAAGGCCGTTCACTCTTAGGAAAATTGCGTCGATTTATCCCTGTATGGAGCGATAAACAGCTTGTGCAATTACAGGGAGGTACGGGGTCGCAGCGTTCAGGCAGTATCACCATTGATGATGTGATGTTTCATGCCAAACAGTTATCAGGCGGACTAGGCATTGACTTGGCCATGTTGGGCTTTGCCGATTTATTGTCGGGCGGCTTAGGTGAGGGTGGTTTCTTTAGAGTGTCGGCACAAGTGGCTGAACGCTCACGGATGATCCGTAATGCCGTGACTCAGGCCGTGAATGACTTGATTGATATTCATCTCTATAAAAAAAGCGGTCTAGCTTTCAGTGATAACGACAGACCGTGGGCTATTAATTTTTACTCAGGCATTAGCGCACAACAAAAAGAAACCCAAGACACGAAGTTATCCATGATGAATACAGGCGGCATCCTGATTCAAACCTTGTCGCAATTAAAAGAAATGGGCTTGCCACCTGAAGTCGTTAAACACCTGCTATCCACGCAAATGATGCTTGATGAGGAGTCGGCTGATTTAGTCGCCAAAGGATTAGCCAATACTAAACCACCTGAAGGCCAAGACAGCACAGGGGGTGAGTAATGGGCGTTTTTGATGCTGCAAAAGCGAAAGTTCAAGGTGCGACAGGACAGCTTTATTCTGCCAATAACGCACTAGGCCAATCAGAGGATGGCGCATTAAGTGCCGCCAGTTCGGGGCTGGGCAAGGTATTAAATAATGATTATGTAAAAACAGGACTAGGCGCATTTAATCAAGCCACTGGGCTAATGGATAACGTGAAGGGCTTAATTGGTGCGGCGAAGAGCTTTTTAGCTGACCCATACCAAGTCGTGCCTAATCCCTTACTGGGCGGATATAGCCGCAAGGAAACCCAAAAACTCGCACAACTCGCCTTTAAGACCGCCTATGCAAAGAACAATCTGTTTTTGGTGCGGTTTGGCGATAAACACTACCCCATGCGAAAACCAAAGGGAGAGATAAGGGATTTTTCGACAGGGCTTCCAGATGAAGTGCGCGTGTCGTGGGATTTATTGGCGATGGGTGTCAGTTTCAATCCGATTGCCATTACGGGTGATGCGGTCAAGTTGGGATTGTTGCAGGGGGACAGCATCCAACAATCGGAGCGTGTCGAAATACGGATGACGTTTTTTGATAATGCTCACGGCACAATCAAGCGGTATTTGTCTGAAAAGAAAAAGCAAATGGTTAATCGTGATGGGACGGGCAATCCACCATCAAGCTATGTTTTAGAGATATTGATTATTCATCTTGACCAAACGGTAGGCCGAACACTGATTGGCGGTAAGCCTGTTGGCGTGTTTGATCTGGATGAGTTAACCGATGGCAGTTACATTCAGCACCGTTATCAAGTACGTGTCTCTACCTTAGATATTGATCTCAACAAACGTGATGATAGCTTACAAGAACTACAAGTTACCTTTACCGAGGTTGACCCGTTTATGACTCCTGATCGGGGTCAAGATGGCAGCTAAGAAAAAGAGTCTGATCGATGATCCGCGTTGGTGGGACTTTATTGAGCGATACGCCTATGACATAGGCCGTTTTGCCGTTGAAGTCTGCGGCATGAATGACATCGACAATAAAGCCCCCACTTGGCAACAGTTTGAGCTATTCGATTTAGTGCAAGAGAACGGCTGTCGGGTGTCGGTATCGTCGGGTCATGGGACGGGTAAAACGAGGTCGGCGGGCATTATATCGCTTTGGCATTTGTGCTGTTATGTCAACAGTATCTTCATGTTCTCATCGCCCACAATGGCGCAACTACGAGAGGAAGTGTGGAAAGAGATCACCACTTGCCATAACTTTATGTCAATGGGTGAGTTTGCTTGGTTAGCCGATTACATCGAGGTCAAAGCCGAAAGCGTTTATATCAAAGGCCATAAAAAAACATGGTACATCATTGCGAAAACCGCACCCAAAGGAAAACCAGAAAACATTGCAGGTAAACACGGTGATTGGTACACGGTTTGGGTAGATGAAGCGTCAGGCGTTCCCGATGCTAACTTTGGCGTGATTGGTGGTGCACTGACCGATAATCGCAACCGTTTTATTATTACCAGTCAGCCGACCCGTGGTAATGGCTTTTTCTACGACACGCACCATAGTCTCTGTCGGGCGCAAGGCGGCGTGTGGGATAACTTAGTCTTTAACAGTGAAGAGTCACCGATTGTCAGCCTTGAGTTTTTACTGGAGAAGCTGGCTCAGTATGGCGGTCGTGATAGTCCAGAGTACCAGATCAAAGTTCTAGGTCAATTCCCCGACCGTACCGACATTTACCTCAACAGTGAAGCGCAAGTTCAATGGCGCATGGGTAAAAAAGTCATTACCGAAGGCATGAATTATGGCTATCTCATTTGTGTGGACGTGGGTGCAGGTGAGTACCGAGATTATTCAGCCGTGATTGTGGTTCGAGTCAGTGGCTATGGCGATTATGGTGAAGAAGCACGGCGAATGGAGTTGGTCGATGTGCCATTGTTCAGCAATAGCCGTGACTTGCAGTTCTTATCGGGTAAAGTTTTTGATACTTATGTTCAGTATGAAAATGCAACACTCTTAATTGATAAAGGCGGTATGGGGGTTTCAACTTGTCAAGATTTAGAGCGACTTGGATCGCCTGTCACCCGCGTGAACTGGGGTAATCCTTGCCATAATAACGAATTAAGACAGCGATTCTTTAACCAACGAGCACAAGCCTTGGTCATGTTGTCCCGTGCCATTAAAGAGGAGCGCGTAGGCTTTTTGGATGAACGGTACAGCACCCAATTATTAAAGCAAGGCTCACGGATACCTTACACTTTTGACGAAAAAGCGCGTTATAAAATCAAGGACAAGGCCGCGATGCTGAAAGATGGTATTCAATCGCCCGACTTATGGGACGCATTAAGCTTTGCCTTTTTAGAAAGTGCGTATTACACCTTGTCAGAGGAAGGACGCAACAAGGTACAAAGTCATCAAAAGACTGATAAAGCCAACATTCGAGCGAAGTTAAAGGCCGCATTAGCAGCAAGCCCCTAGCGTGTAACCCTGCCAAAATCAGCACATCACACAAGACATAATGCCATCAGGTTTATTTAGGATTGCGTTATGTCTGTCATCATTTCCCCTGTTATTACCAATGCAGGTTTAAGTGTCTTTACGCCGTCAGCCACGGGTATTGAGTTTACGTTTACCCATGTGGCGGTAGGTACAGGGACAAGTGCGGCTAGTTCGGCTGATACCGCCTTAGAACATGAAATTGCCCGATTCCCGATAGCAGGGGGTGGCATGGTCACGGGTGGCAGATCAGCATCTATTAATGTGCTAGTCACAAACCATCAAAATGCAAATCCACAAAACTATGATATTACCGAGGTTGGTTTTTATGGGCTTGATGGTGCAAACAACACTATTTTGTTTGCTATTTATCGCCAAAATGCAGCAATTATCAGCAAAGTATCAGGTGGTGATATATCCGCGCCGTTTGTCATGGGTTTAGCGGCCTTGCCCGTCAATAACATGACAGTCCAGATTGATGCCAATACCAATGCGATGTTGGCATTGTTGGGGCAACATACCGCGTCTAATCATCCTCATACCCAATATAAACGCACTTTAGATAATAGTGAACGGTTGAAAATAGCCGCAGGTGTTGAGGTTGATGACGCGGTGAGTAAGGGACAATTGGAAGCTGAAGCAACCACACGGGCAGGTGTGGACTCAGCATTAGCAGGGCAGATAGCACAAGAGGTCTTAGACAGACAAGCAGGCGATTCATCACTTTCTCAAGCAATCAATTCTGAGGCGACTACACGGGCGGGTGTGGACTCAGCATTAGCAGGGCAGATAGCACAAGAGGCTTTAGACAGACAGGCAGGCGACAACAACCTACAAACCCAAATCAATAATTTAACCCTTCAAATCATGAGTAAAACATGGCCAATTGGCTCAGTGTATGAAAATGAAGTGGATATGCGTAATCCAGCACACGCCGACTTGCTTGGCTTTGGCACGTGGATACCCACTCAATATGGCCGTTTCAGTGTTGGTTATGCAGACACAGACCCTCAGTTTGGGGGTTTAGGTTGGGCGGGTGGTAACAGAAACCACAAAATGACGTTAGCCAACTTAATTGAGCACGACCACGATTATACGGATAGAACGGAGCTTGATTATGCCGCAAGCAATAGCGTTGGACTGGGTACAGACCATAAAGATAGAGTGCTGAAAACGGGTAAAGCAGGGAGTGCCGACCCTGATCCTATTCCAACATTACCCCCTTATGTTGTTTCCGCCAAATGGCGAAGGACGGCATAACCATGCTCACAGAAGCTCGACTTTATTCATTGATCCGCAATCTAGCCCAAACGACACCCGCATGGGCAACCGCGATTCGTTATCACACGAAGCCAGACGAGCGTTTTGACTTAACACTGGTCGCAAGACGGGCGTATGGCTTGCCGAGTGAGTGGCGCGTCATCATGGCGGCGGCTGGCTTACAAAGCGTGGATGAACCTTTGAACGAACAGTTGTTGGTATTACCCACACTGGAACAGTTGCAACGGCTTAAACGCAATACAGGAGCAATCTAATGGCTCTTAAACCCCTGACACAAGCGGAGCAGGATGCCATTCTCAAGGCTTTTGGTGGTGGTAAGTCTAACTTTAAGCAAGGGGCAAGTCAGCGTAAGGCGTTTGACGAAAATCGCCGTGATAAGGCAGGTGAAGATCCGTTAAGCATTATTTTGAGTGTTGATGATGTCAAAGGGCAATACGACACCTCACGCACGCTAATGACTACGATCGGCGGTAAACAGCGTGAGATTACAGGTTCAGACTTAGAAGCCTTTCGTCGAAACATCGACACAGTACGCAAGGCATTTAAGCAGGGCATTACCGCGAATCAAGTGCTCGATCTCAGTCTAAAAATGGATTTAGATAACGCCAAAGCGCAAATCCACACGGCTATTCCTGTCAGGTACAAAGGCGATGTTTTGCACTTTATGACCAACGCGAGTAAAGAGTCCGAAGTCAGACAGCACTATGTCACGGTACGGTTTTTAGACCTTGGTGCAATCGCTACAACACCGATCCCGTTATTGACCGCGACTAAAACCGTAGCACAAGGTTATTTAGCCTTTGATTGTGATTGCGGCCGACACACCTTCTGGTATCGCTTTATTTCGACTATTGGCGGATTTAACGCAGGGCGGGCGGAAACAGGCTTTCCCAAGATTCGTAACCCGCACTTGTCAGGTGTGGCGTGTAAGCACGTTTTACGGGTGATGTTTTCGCTCAATCAGGCATTGGCCATTAGCAAAATTAAAGAGATGGTCAAGATTGTGCGGGCAAGTGCCAAACCATTAGAAGAGTTACCCGAAAACCAACTTTCAGCCAAAGAAGTCAAAGATGCCGCTAAACGCCAAGTAGAGAAGGCACACCATGACCGCAATCAGGTCAGGCGTAGTGTGGATGATCCTGTTAAGCAGCGTAAGGCCAAAAAAGAGGCTGAGAGGTTTGCTAAGGCCGCACAAACGGACGCACAAAAACAACGTGCCGAACGTAAGCGCATTATCGCTAATGGCTCGCCAATGGAGAAATTGAACCTACGGCGTGACCTAGAAAACAGAGTGAAAACCTTGCAGCGTGAATATGGCCAGACAAGCAATGAAAACTTGCTCGATGCAATGGAAAACTTACAAAACGATATTAACGGGTTGATTTAATCATGTCAGACATTCGTATTGATGATGACGGTTTTTTAGTGGGTGATGGTGAGCAACAACGCACCGAAGCCGAAAACGTGCTCATGAAAGAGATTAAGACAGACACCACAACCATTGTCAGTCTGCTAAAAGGTACGGCTAAGCTACAACGGGACGCATTAAAGGCGGCTCAAAGCGCAGTTAGTCCTAAGCCTAATGCCAATGCTAACAGTGGGCAATCGTCACGGGTCAACTTAGTTCACCCAAACCGCGCAACACCCGCATCCCCCAGTAACGGGCAAGCCGCACCCATACCACCGACGGTCAGACCCAATCGACAAGGGGCAGGGGCTAATCCGCCGCCGATACCACAAGGAAGCAGTTCAAACGCAGGGAGTCCAGATACCGCACGGGCAAACCGCCAACGTGGGGCAAATGGCCGTTTCATTGGCGATGGCACACAAGCCAATGACGAAAGCACGCAAGGAAACGGCAGCCGTGACAGCAGTGGCCGCTTTACGGGTGGCAATGGCGCAAATGCAGCCGACCGCAGCGCATCCTCTCGCATTACGGATGGCTTAAAAGACCTAAACAATACGCTTACAGTCAACGCCAACACCGACCGCATTGACCCAATGGTTGATGCCATCAAAGAAGCGGGTAGCATTATCAGTACGGGGGTAGAAGCCAGTAAAAAAGTATTAAGTGTCGGTAATACACTGATTGCTAAACCTGCGATGGCGTTAGGCCGTGGCATTAAAGGATTGTTTAAGCCCAAGACGGACGTCATCAATTCACCTACGTCATGGTACAAGCGGATATGGCGCACATTGGTACAAGGCAACCGTCAAGACCATGCCGATCATAACCAAGAGCAACGGCGTTTAGATGAGATTGCCCGTGGTCAAGGTCAACGCAGCGGTGCGGATGGTGGCTTGCTTGGTTTGTTGGGTGTGGGTTTATTAGCAGGACTAGCGGCATTAAAACATCTTGATTTACCGAGCTTGCCTGAATTTTTAAAGAAAAAAGACAATAACGCGCCTGTTCCCGTTTTTCGTGCGCCCACCATGCCCGTCACGTCTTTACCTCCGACTCGCGCACAGTCCTTGGTCATGCGTATTGCCGATACAAAGGTTGGTAAGGCATTAGGCACATTTGTTAAACGATTGCCGATCATATCTTCAGTGTTGGCCGCAGGTTCAGGCGGCATTAACGCGGTCAATATCAGTAAAGATAACAGTCTGAGTGAAGCAGAAAAAGAACGTGCTCAAGCAGCCAATGTGGGTAAGACAGTCGGGGCTATTGGCGGAGGTTTAGGGGGTACGGCTGTTGGTGCAGCGATTGGTACGGCCATTTTCCCCGTTGTCGGGACAGTATTAGGCGGTTTAATTGGCTCATGGCTTGGCACAACAGGCGGTCAAATTGTTGGTGAAAAGGTTGGTGGTTGGGTCGATGATCTAGCTAATGCGGATATTGCAGGACGAATCAGTAACGCATGGAATGGGTTTCTTACGCCATTAACGCCGATCTTTACCGAGATTAAAGCCTATGCCCTTGGTCGTTTTGATGTCATAGGTAAGGTGTGGGACGGTTTTGTTGCTGAGACTAAGATGCAGTTCGGCGGCATCATGGCAGGCTTACAAGCGGTTGCCGATTTCTTTGGCCAAGTGGGTGACTTCTGGGGTGGTGTTGCCGATGCTGCGAATACATGGATTAAAGAAAAAACAGGGATTGATGTTAAAGACAACCTGAAACGCTCAAAAAATGCGGTTAACGATTATGCAGGCCAAAAGCTAGACCAAGCAGGGCAGTTTTTAGGGGATGTGGGGAGTGCTGTCAAAGGTACGCCCATCGTGCAGGCGGCGACTGGCTTGTGGAATGGTTTGACGGGTGAAACGGCTAAGGAAAAAACATCAAAATCAACACAGGCCAATTACAATAAAAATAGTGCAGCTATCAACGATGCAGCAAAAAGAAACGGTTTAACGCCACAATTTATGGCGGGCGTTGCCTACACTGAAAGCTCTTTTAATGGTGGTGGTACAAAGGCGAATAGTTCAACTGCAACAGGGCTTTATCAATTTGTTGACGATACGTGGGCTGACCAAGTGGCACGAAGTAATGCCCCTGAAGCACAGCCATACAAAGCACAAGCACAAGCGTACCTTGCTGACAAAAATAAGGGAGTCCCACGGTCAAAAAGAAAAGAAACCTACAAAGCTTTATTGTCAGCACGAAGCAATGACCAGCTAAATGCCGTTATTGGCGGGCAGTATCTTAGACAAGGATTAGATGCCCTTAAAAAATCGGGCGTTTCTAATCCTTCTATGGCTGAGGTTTATGCTTATCACCACGACGGCAATGCCCAACGAGTGATTGATGCACGTCATGGTGACAAGTCGGCTTTAGCACAATTAGAGCAATGGGGTACTAAGTTAAACACGGGAGCGGCTTATGCTAAAAATATTCAAGCACCAACTGTATCACCCAAAGCAATTGCCACACCTACGGCGAACATGGCCACAAACAGCGTACCAAGCATGAAGGCCGCACCCGTTAATGCCGTTCCTGTGCCGAATGTGCAGTCGATTCAATCCGTGCAGGCTAAAGAGCAACCGACACGGCTCAATAGCACGCCAACACCGATTAAAGTGTCATTTGCCAAGCCCTTAGTGGGGCAAAACGTGAGCGATCGAGGGATAGCACATATCTTGACGGGCGGCATAGGTGAAACGGCGTAACCCTGCCAAAAGCGATAGTTAGCAAGCTTTACACTGAGTACATAATTTTATTCGGTGTAAGGCTTAAACACATGAAGCTCAATGATCCTAATTTTCCAACATCCACTATAAATCCTACGCTAACCGATAAGGCATTAGGTGTGATTGGTGGTTTGGTCAAATTAATGACCTTTCAACAGATTAAGAATTTGATCGGTATTACCGTTGAAAACGTGCTCAATTCAACCAATACCGTTAATGCGTTATCTGCCGCACAAGGCAAGATGTTAAATGATGCTTTAGCTCAGAAATTAGATATTTCGTCTTATAACGAGCATTACAAAGGTACATTTACTAATGATGCCGACTTAAAAACAGAACATTCTACTGCCAATCTAGGCAACTTTGCTCTCGTCGATGCAGGGACAGGTGACAACGCCCATGTTTATATTTGGGACGCTCAAGAAGGTTGGGTACAAGGTGGCCAAACTAGCTTACTCAATACGGATGCACTTGCGGAGGGTGGTACTAATAAATACTTTACCAACGCCCGTGTCAAAAGTGCGTTCGTGCGAGAGGACGCGACTTTTGCAGCAACCGCTTTAGCCAGTAATGCCTCATCAACGAATATGGTCAACATCGCCGCTCGCTATCAGCTATTACACATTACAACGAGTCATCCTTGCCGCGTTCGTCTCTATGCCTCAGTCGCTCAACGCGATGCCGACTTAACCAGACCGATCGGCACATACCCTACAGGCAATCACGGTTTGCTCTTTGAGTTTATTAGCACGTCCGAATTGCTGAGTGCCGATTTATCACCACTGGTTGACGGGTTTTCTAACTCGGTGGCCATTCCCTACAGCGTCACTAATTTAAGTGGGGTAACACAAACCATCACCGTGACATTGAATCACGTTAAAACAGGAGCTTGATGATATGGCTACTTCCATTTTTGGGTGCGCAACAAGTAGTGGCAATGATGCAGAATTCAGAGCCGCAGGTAGTGCCATTTCAGCGGCTTTGAGTGGCATGTTGACCCGTGTGACGACATCCAGTGACATCAATTGGGCAACAGTCGCAAGACCAACGACGGATAATACATTTGAAGCAACATTCGATGTTTTTCGTTTTAATGATGCCGCACAAGCGACACATCCGCTATTTCTGAAGTTTGAATATGGTCGCTACACCAGCACATCACCTATTCATATTCGCTTAACGATTGGTAAAACGTGTAGCGGTGCGGGTGTATTGGGAGGGATTGTTTTTCCTGCTACGGTCATTACGTCATATAGTGCGGGTGCATCTTCTACGATATACAGCTCATATATTAGTAACGGTGATGGCCATTGTTTATGTTTGGCAATAACCCCTGCAAATAATGCCATCCTGTTAATGATTGAACGAGCCATTGATAGTAATGGTGCAGTGCTAGGTAACGGTCTGTGGGTGGCATTTAAAAGTGAAGGCACAATGACAAACTATTTTTGTGCTTACGATTCGGGGGCAAATACAAATTACACGGGTGGTATTTTCCCATCCTTGTCACCTCTTAGCTCTGGTCAATCCTTTGCGAACGGTTCGATTACGCCCTATTTTCCAGCCGCGTGTTTTGCGCCTAATGGTTTGTATTGGATTCCCCGTGCGGCATTGGGTGGTGCATTGGCTGATTGTTCTTTGGGTACTACACGATCAGCACTATTAGATGGTAATACGTATTTAGGCGTTGGCAATGCGGGTAGATTCAGCGACCAACGTGGCCAAAGTTATTCTGGGTTATTGATGCGTTGGAGTTAATGATGATTTATACTGTATTTCATTGGTATCCCTCTCCGTTATACACATACGCCGAAACGGGAGGTGTCATTTATGTGTCATTCAATCGACTCGCCCAAGACCCGCCGCCGTTGAGTGGGCAGATTTGGCCGCGTGGCAAGTAACCCTGCCCAAACAGCAGCAGACCATCCATTAAACTAATGCCTAACTCCTCATTAAGAGATAGGCGTTTTTATCATGCCCAAGACTTCTAAAATCACGTTTAACGTAAACGAGTTACAACGCCAACACACAGGCCAACGGCGGTGCTATGACAATGTGGGTTTGGCGCGTCTCATCAATTCACCAGAAATTCAAGAGCGTGTCAGCAAAGGCGACCTGATTGGCTATTATGGCCATTGGCCGCGTAAAAAGTTTGGAATGCAGCCGCAAGAAGGCGGCATGGATGGCAGCAAGCCGATCACCTTAAAACCTGCTATTCGCACCACGTTCTTAGAAGCTGATAACAAAGGCAACCTCACGCATCAAACCGAGTTTTTAGATACACAAGAAGGCAAAGATGCCTATGACCTGTTTCAAAACAAAGTCGGCGGCTTTAGTGCGGCAATGACAACGGCACCTAAAGGTGTAACCGAGATACCCGTTCGATTTTATGGCTTTGATTATGTGCTTGAGCCTAACTTTAGCGGTAATCGTGGCTATACGATGGCGTTTGATAGTGTGCCGAATGATTCATTGATTTTAGAGCGTTTTGATTCAATCAATGATGAGGGTGATACGGGTGAGTTGATCCACGTTTTTGATAGTGTTGAAGATGAAGTGTTATATCAAAATCAAGTCATGGGTGACTTGTATCGTCGATTGCAGGGTGATTATCGCCATGTTTTAGATAGTGCAGGCGCAATGTCAGGTGAGAAAGCACACTTAGAACAGACCATTCAAGAGATGCTAGATAAGCAAGCGAAGCAGGGTAAACGTAGCAGCCGAAGTCCTATTTTTATTGATGAACGGAAAATAGCTCGTTTTGATGAGGCGAATTCGTTTATGACGGCGGATTTGGTGAGTCTTGATATGGACGATGATAAAGACATTCGTGCCGAAAAAGCCAAAATTGCTCAGGCTAAACGCCGTTATGGGTACTAATCATGGCTGATTTATTTCTACCCGTGAAAATTGGCTTAGGCGAATACATGGGGCGGTTTAAGCAATCGTTTGCGGTTACTCATAACGACACGAACGCGGTACAAGAATTTGCAGCACGACCTCTTGAGCAAGCCTGCATTGTCTTTGCACCGTCACGGATGGCTGACGCGATAGAAGAAGTGCTCAGTGCATGGCGAAAAAATACCAATGAAAACGGCAAAGCACAAAGTACCGCTTTTTTGCCCGTCATGGCCATTGCCGTTGCCCGTGACTATACGCCCGCATCGCCCAGTCAAGGCATGATGTTGGGTGATGCGATTGATATTAAGATTCCCCATTATCCCGATGAACGCAGCTTAAAGCTTGAATTGATCCGTGGTCAATTGCGCGTACAAGTGGTGGTGATTGCCGCCGATGACAGTACCGCTAAAAGCTTAATAGCGCGGTTTTGCCATTTTGTGCGCCGTTATGATAACCGTGGCTTTGATGCGATTTATTCACTCGCAGGGGTTAATGACGCTTGGTTTAACGCTTGGGATAGTCAAGACCTTTATCCATCGGCTGTCACCATCGCCCAGACCAACCTCGCCATTCAAAAGGTGGATTTGATGTTGAACATCGCTATCCCGATGGTTTACGGCGCGGCCAGTGGTCAACCCAATAGCGGTATCGGTACAGGAACGCCAAATGATCCATTTGGCTTGAGTGTTTTAACGCAAATCAATGTAGGGCAATTAAATATGTCCGATAAGGAGTTGGTATGAGTGAACCCCTAAGAATCCGCGCCATTGTGCAGGGTTATCAAGGCGATATGTTGTGTATTTATGCGGCAATGGACGAAGCCAGTGGTTTATTGCTTATCGACCGTGCCGAAAAGTTTGATGAAAATATGGAGATTACGCCTGATTTAACGATCTTGACCAATGTGCCATTGTTGCCTAGTTGGACGATGTTTTTTAAGGAAGAGCAGCTTAAACAGGCGATTGATGCGTACCACACGTTAACGGGTAATGGCTTATTGGACATTGAATCAAATATGCAGCGTTACAATCCTATGGGCGCGATTCAAGTCAATGGCATGAAGGAAAGCGGCATCGAGTACCGTTTTACTGAGTTAAACAATGGTCATGTTGGGGTGTTGATCTGTGCCTTGTTTGCCGAAAAGCAGCGCAACATTCGAGCGAGTTTAGCCGCACAAGTGAATATGCTGAATCCACCGACTCCATTACCTTACGCGCAACAGCGAGAGAGTTTTGTGGTTAAGCCTATGAGTGTCGGCTACTTTTTTTAAGGTGAATCATTGTGCTGAATAATGTGCCGTTAGCCATTAGACGTTCGGTTCGGGCGGTGACGTTGAATCACCCAAACCGTATGACGTGTACCGTTTATCGAAAGGTTGTGACCCGTGTCGCACCAACCATGATAGGGGGATTGCCTACGCTAGGCGGTTTAGGCGTACTAGAAGATGATGATGAAGCAGATTTTGAATATCAGTCATTAGGGGATGGTGCGGTGGTGATGACAGGGACGTATCAGGGCGGCTTTAGAAGTGATGATAATTCACTTTTAGATAATCCCAATATCTCACAACAAGAAGCGTTGCTTGAACCTTTAACGGATGATGGCTTTACGCCTAAAAAGCATGATTTAGTGAGTATCGTGATCGGTGATGCGGTGTTGCCTTATGAAATTACCGATATTACAGGGACGGTCAACATTCCACCATTTACGCAAAAGTATGTGCTGCAATTGAGGGATGAACTGGTTTATGTGGCGAGTTAG